TATCCCACGGCCTGCGGTTGCGTAATGACTGTTTACACCGACCTGTTTAATGAGTCGATAGATGACCTGGCAACAACGCTTGCCACGATCACTGGCATGCGTGTGGTGTTTGACCCTGAAAAGATCAACCCACCATGCGTGTTCATTGACGCACCCAGTTTTGATTGCTTTAACTACAACATTGTTACCATGAATTTTTCGGTAAAAGTAGTGACACTAGGGCCAGGCAATCTTGACGGCTTACGCAACGTTTTAGACATGTGTGCGAAGGTCCTAGCAAAGAACGTGGCAGTGAAATCTGGGCGCCCTGGCTATATTCCAATTGGCGGCCAAACATTTGCCGCATATGACCTATCCATAGACGTACAAGCACAAGCAGGGTGACCATGAAATACACAATCATTAGCGACAAAATCGGGACAGTAGGCGCAGAGTTTGTGCCTGGTGCCGGTACAAACATTGAAGCGTTACTAGCTCACGGGTTTATCAAATCTGATGAAAAACCTAGCGACAGCCCAGCCCCAAAATCTGCTAAAACTAAAGCACACACAAAGAAGGATTAACCCATGGCTACTTCGACATACCTTTCAAACCCAGGCGTAATGGTCAACAGCGTTTCGTTGACCGACCAATGCACTGCCGCCACGGTCACCAACATGGCCGAAGCCCTCGAATCAACAGCGTTTGGTTCCACCAGCCGTGTGTTTGTTGCTGGTCTTTACAATCAAGAAATCACGCTTGATTTGTACATGAGTTACGCCGCAACCGAAACTTACGCAACACTTGCAGCTCTAGTTGGCACCACCACCACCGTAAAGGTTTCCAACACCGTTGCTGGTCTAACGACGCCTAGCGCCACCGAACCATGCTTTACCTTGACAGGTGCGTACCTTGAAGCTTTACCAGTCATTAACGCAACCATGGGCGAACTGTCAACCATCAGCATTACCTTTAAGGGTGGCGTTTTGACCACCGCCGTATCTTGATCTAGCAACCACAACAGCAAAGGCCCGACATGCAACTAACACTTAGAGTCGACCAGGGCGAAGGCCCAGTCGAAGTAAGCACTAACCTTTTCACCATTGTTTCGTGGGAACGCAAGTTCAAACGCAAAGCCAGCGACATGGCCAGCGGTATTGGCATTGAAGATTTGGCGTACCTTGCACACCAGGCATGCCAACAACACAACGTCACCGTGCCGGTCGTTTTAGATGATTTCATTAAGCGCCTGGTGCTTTTAGAAGTAGTCGACAATGAGCCTGAGCGCCCTACCGTGCCAGTACCTACCGACACGCACTAGCACAAGTTTTAGTAGCGACAGGGTACTGGCCTCACCAAGTAGAGTTTGATACCAATGACCTAGCGACGGTCATAAAGGTAATCAACGAAAGCAGAAAATAGCCATGGCAACCGATTTGACGATTCAAGTTAATGGTGTCAAAGACGCTGTTAAGTACTTGAATCAGGTAGAGCCTGGCTACCGCAAAGCGTATGTGGCAAACATGAAACAGATCGCTAAACCAATGACTGACGCCATGCAAAGCCAGTATGACGATTCTAAATTTCCTAGTGGCACCAAACGCAACTGGTCGCCTGGTGGCCGTCAAGTTTTCCCGTTGTCAGCTTCAAAGGCTGTCAAAGGTGTGGGTGTGCGTGTCAATAACAAAAAACGTGGTGCCGCCTTTTCGGTTATGCAAAAGAACCCTGCCGCCGCAATCTTTGACATTGCTGGCCGTGCCAATGTAAACCCGTTGGGTACTGCGTTCAGCACTAAGTTTGGGCGTTCTGCCAGCCGTGTGATCTGGCCAGTATTCGAGGCAAGAATTTCTGACCTGACAACTGAAGTTCAAAAGGTAGTTGACGGTGTAATGGCTGAAGTTAATAAGAATCTGAAGGTGATCTAATGGCTATTTCCATTCCCGTAATCTCAGATTTTGACAGCAAAGGCACCGACCGTGCTATTCGAGAGTTTGAAAAATTAGAAACTGCAGGTCAAAAAGCCCAGTTTGCTATTGGCAAAGCCGCCGCCCCTGCAGCTGCCGCATTAGGGTTTTTAGCCGACTTTGGCGGTGACGCTGTTAAAGCGTTCATGGAAGACGATAAGGCCGCCCAACTGCTAGCCAAAAGCCTTAAAAACACTACGGGTGCAACTGACGCCCAAATTGCCAGTGTTGAAAAGTTCATTACAAAAACCAGCATTGCCGCCGCCGTTTCTGATGATGAGTTACGCCCAGCAATGGACAAACTGGTACGTGGAACTGGTGACGTCACTGAAGCTCAAGACTTACTTAACCTGGCGCTAGACATTTCTGCCGGTACAGGCAAAGACTTGGGCGCTGTCTCTGACGCCCTGTCAAAGGCATTTAACGGGCAGTTGGGGCCATTAAAGAAACTTGACCCTGCCCTGGCTGGTTTGATTGAAAACGGCGCTACAACCGATGAAGTTTTTGCCGCATTGGGCAACACGTTTAAAGGTGCCGCTTCGACTTCAGCCAACACCGCTTCAGGCAAAATGAAATCTTTCGGTATCCAAATGGGCGAATTTAAAGAATCCGTTGGTGCCGCTGTCATGCCAATAGTTGAAAAGTTGCTACCAGCGTTCACCGCAATTGGTACTTGGATTAGTAACAATGTGCCGTTGGTTGTAACTCTGGGCGCTGTCATTGGAACACTCGCCGCCGCCGTGTTTGTTATCAACGGCGCTTTAGCCGCATGGGCCGCCGTTGGCGCTGTCACCGCCGCAATTAACGCTGTTATGGCGACATCATTTAGCGCCCTATGGGTTGCCACTGGTGCTGTAATCATTCTTGCTGTCATTGCAGCTTTGATTGCTTTACAAATGAAATTTGACATTTTTGGCAAAGCCATTGACGGTATCAAAGCAGGCTTTTTAATTTGGTGGGGTGTTGTCAAATTTGTGTTTGACGCAATAAAAACAGGGTTTGGCGAATTAGCAAACCTTGGAAAAGCAATCTTTGACGGTATTGGCGGCGCTTTTAAAGGTGTTATCAACGCAGTAATTGCAACACTTGAAGGCGGCTTAAACTTTGCTATTAAAGGGCTAAACACAATTCTTGACGGTATTGACAAAGCCGCTGGCCCGTGGGTCAACTTCGGCGAAATTCCATCAGTCAAATTACCTCGACTAGCTGAAGGTGGCATAACAACAGGTCCCACAATCGCCATGATTGGCGAAAAAGGACCTGAAGCCATTATCCCATTAGACCGCCTTAATGGCATGGGTATGGGTGGCAACACAATCACGGTCAATGTCAACGGTGGCGACCCCAACCAAATTGTGGCCGCTTTGCGTCGATACATTTCAACCAACGGAACATTGCCGCTGGCGGTTCGCTAATGGCTTTCTACAATTGGACAACCGATTACACCAGCATTACTAAGTCGTTTAATTATTTTTTGGGTCGGCAATCTGTTGACTCTGCCGTAAGCACGACAGCGTTAATAGCAACACTTTTCAACAATACTGAATCAACTTTTCCTGTTGCCATGAACTCAAACCTTACCGTTTCTTTTAAAATTGGTGGAACTTCCTACGCACAAGTTTCAGGTAAAGCGTTTTCGTTTGATTACAACGACGAACCAAATACAGGCACTAATTCAACTGTGACCGTTGCATTTATGAACGCCATAGGTATTAACTCTTTGAGTCAGTTAACAAATCAATCAATTTCTGCCGGAACAACAAAACAACAGATAGCAAGCATTAATGCTTTAGGTGGTCCACCTTTCAACTATTTGCCCAGTACTGGCACAAGTACATACAACATGGCCGCACAAACTTTTACAGGTTCACCGTCTGATTATGTGCGAACTCTTGCCAACGCCGAAAACGCTATGTTGGTTTGTCGAAATTCGTCTGAGGCTGAGTACAACAGTTATGCCGCAGGTTTTATTGTTTCACCTTGCAGTATTGGTCGCACTTTGACCAGTACGCAATTGGGTTATCAGTCAATTCGACGTATTCGATATCGTTCACCGTTTTACAACAAAGTCACGGTTACACCATCAACAGGTTTAACTGCACAGACAGAAACCAACACAACCAGCGTTACTGCATACGGCGAAAAGGCTTACAATCTCAACACTTATTATTCAACTGAAGCACAGGCAGACTCTGCGGCTAGTTGGTATGCAAACGCTTTTGCCAATGATGGGTTTAGGTTTGAAGTTGATTTTTTAGTTGACGCACAATCGGCCACAATGTTTCAGCAAGCTGCTTCAACGACTACTGCCGGGACTGTTGATACTTCACGTTTTGCTGGCATTGTTTTTGGCAATTATCCGTCACTAATAAATGTTGCATATCGAGCACCTGGTGCTGTGTCGGACACGATTGTGCCGTGTATTAACGAGGGTATTCAGGTTAACGCTACGCCTGAATCAACTTTTTGTACTATGTATTTGACGCCAGCAAACGTATATTCGCAGTTCATTTTAAACAGCACCTATTTTGGTGTTTTAGATACCGACCGACTTGGCTACTAAAGGAGAAAACATTATGGCTACACAATGGACAGCAGGAACAACTAGTGGGCAGGTGTTGACTGCGGCGACGCTTAACACCATTGGGGCCGCATGGGTAGATTACACACCGACCCTGACACAAGGCGTAACAGTCACTAAGACTGTTACGCAAGCCCGTTACTGCCAATTTCAAAAAACAATTATTGGTCAAGTGTTGTTAAATGCAACTAGCGGCGGAACAGGAGGCACCCTCGTAGTAATTGGTTTACCGTTTGCGGTACGAACAGGTAATCCGTTAGTTGGTTCCGGTTACATTTACGACGCCAGTACTAATGTTATGTATAATTTAACCTTTGCTGGTAGTGGTGCTGGGGTGTCTGGTTATTACCAAACTGGTAATCAGTGGGGAAATTCACCAAATATTGCATTAGCAAACGGTGACCAAATCGCTATCCAATTTAGTTACGAGATTGCATAATGAAAACAGTTACTTGCACAAACGAAGCCTGCCCCGAAAACGGCGTACAAGAACACTTCTGCGGCGACCCCGAATATGTCGAATGTGGTGTATGCCACCAGCCTTGCGACCTATCAGAACTATACGACGACCCAGCCTCATGCAACTGGACACCAGGAAGCAACCCTGATACACCATGAAAACGCTAGGCATTGTTGCGCTTTTGGCTGTAGCCCTAATGTTTGTTGTTACCAGTTGTAACGACAGAACCCGTGACAACTGTGTCAGCAACCCGACTTCGACTAGGTGCCAACAATGAAAAAACTAACTAACAGCGAAATTAAAGCCAGGCTAATTTTGGTTGTCGGTGTCACGCTGTCACTAACTTTTGTTCTTAGCACGGCCTCACTTCTTTACGGCCTGCTGTTTGTGGTACAGCCTTTGGAAGTCTCACCTAATGACGAATCGGCTTGGTCACTTCTTAGCCCCATGATGTTGTTTCTTACTGGCGCCCTATCAGGAATCCTTGCCAGCAACGGCCTTAAAGACAAGGAACAGAACGATGACTAGTCGACCGTATACCGGCAACAAAGACGCTGTACACGCCGCTAAGCGTGAAGGTACCAAAGTGTTTGTTGACTATTGCTGTTACCTTTTCGGTGTTACCAACATAGGCATTTTTAACGACAGAAACATGGTTGGAACAACCCCACCAAAGAAGTCTGTGCATGCCACCTGGCGAGCTGTAGACCTTAAAGGCACCCCTGAACAACGGTTAAAACTAATTGACTTCCTATTTACCCACCGTGACATTCTGGGCATAGAAGAAATCCACGACTATGCAGGCACCTACAAAAACAACCCTGCTGGTTGGGGCGCTGGGTACCGCTGTGACCGTGACGCATGGAAGGTGTACGACAAAAACACCATTGGTTCCAAAGGCGCCCAATGGGTGCATGTCGAAGTGTCGCCGTTACTAGCTGACCACCCTGACGTTGTACACCATGCGTTCAAAACTATATTTGGTGCTTGACATACCACTACCGAATCGGTAGACAATACCCGACCTGACCCCGACTGAAGGACAAACCAAAATGAATGTGAAACGCTTTTTAGGGCTAGCCCTATTTACCTACATGATGTGTGCCGCTTTTGCGGTAGTGAACCAAAAAGACACGCCACCCCAAACCTACGCTGTAGTACCAGCAACAATTACCCTGGGCGACTTATCACCTCAACAGTTACAGGACAGGGCCGTAGAGCTGACAACCACCACCAGCACCAGTACCACCACTTTGACACAGCCCACTACAAAGGTGGCTTATGTTGACCCAGCGACAAAGTGCCAAGAATGGTTGCCGGTAGCCGTATCGGTTGGCTGGCCGAATGACACCGAAACGCTAGAGAAACTAGGCAGGCTGATTTGGAAAGAAACCAGGTGCCTTAACATTGGCTATTTGCACCCCAGTTTCAACGGAAGTGACCACGGTTTGATACAGGCAAATATCGTACATAAACGCTGGGCAGAAGAACTGTTCAATATGCCGTTTGAAGAATCTATGAGTGACCCAACCCTCAACTTGCGGTTTGGTTTTCTGCTTTATGACGCCACAGCAGAAACAGGTGCCTGCGGTTGGCGCCCATGGAAAATGTGCTAACAAATGTTCAATGTTGACCGCCCCGACTGGCAACAATCCGCAGCTTGTAAAGGCATTGACACCAGCCTATTTTT